AAAGGTGCGAAATCCGCAGATCCAATGCCAGCGGGCATGAAGGAAGAGGAAGAAGTTGAAGGCGAAGTTGTCGCTGAGACTGAAGTCTCTGAAGACGAAGTAGTTTCTGAAGAAGAAGATGCAGTTGCTGAACATCACACAAAAGATGAAGATGGCAATGTAATCGAACATGAGGAAGAAGAAGTAGTCGCTGAGTCTGAGCAAGAAGAGGAAATGATTGATGTCGAACAAGACATTCAAGCACTTCTAGAAGGTGAAGAACTTTCTGAAGAGTTCCAAAACAAAGCAAGGACAATTTTTGAAGCTGCTATTAGAACAAAACTTTCAGAAATTAAGGAGCAAGTCAAAGTTTCTTATGAAGAGAAACTTGTAGAAGAAGTTGCTTCTATCAAAGAAGAATTAAAAGATCGTGTTGATTCTTATCTTGAATACGTCGCAGACGAATGGGTTCAAGAAAATAAGATCGCTATCGAGCATGGTCTTAAATCAGAAATGACTGAATCATTCCTCGAAGGAATGAGAGGTCTATTTGAAGAACATTATGTAACTATCCCTGAAGAAAAATATGATGTCATCGAGAGCATGGTAGATAAACTTGATGAAATGGAAGATAAACTCAACGAGCAAATCGAAAAGAATGTTGCTCTTAACAAGAGACTATCAGAATCAACTGCAGATGTAATTTTTGCAGATGTCACCGAAGGACTTGCCCAAACACAAAGGGACAAGCTTGCGAGTCTAATAGAAAATGTTGAGTTTGAAAGTGAAGAATCCTATCGTGAAAAAATATCAACATTAAGGAAGTCATACTTCCCAGATAATGCTGGTGTTCAAAGAGACAATTCAGAGAATTTAACTGAAGGTAATCAAGCAGAAGTTTCTGCATCCGTTTCCAGTACAATGGAAGCATATCTTAAGACTCTCGGAAGAGTTTCTAAAAAATGATTTTTATATCATAAATTCAAACTTAATCTTTTAAAGAGGTAAATTCATGCAAGCCCCTATTAATCAGGAGGCTCTACAGGAGAAATGGGCACCTCTACTTGATGCAGACGGTCAATCAAAAATTACCGACCCTCATCGTAGAATGGTAACAGCAGTTCTTCTAGAGAACCAAGAACAAGCACTTCGTGAAGAAAAAGAATTCTTATACGAACAGCCAACAAACAGCACAACTTCAAGTGGAACAGTAGCAGGTTTCTCTGCATCCGCAACTGGTGCTATGCAAGGTTTCGACCCTGTACTTATCAGTTTAATTCGTCGTTCAATGCCTAACTTAGTGGCATACGATCTTGCTGGTGTACAGCCAATGAATGGTCCAACTGGACTTATTTTCGCAATGAGATCTCGCTTTACTAGCAACACTGGTACAGAAGCATTCTTCAATGAAGCAGATACAACATTCTCAGCAGGCGACCAAAACGCTACTGTTGGAGAATTGGGATCTGGATATGCTGGAAACATCGGATCTGGTACTACTACTGGTCCTAACGTTGGTTTCGGTACAATCACACAAGCAGGTGATAACCCCGCAGCACTTCTACCTGGTGCTACTGCTGACAACGCTGAGACATACAACGTTGGACAAGGTAGAGATACAGAAGACGCTGAAGCACTTGGCGAAACAAACCAAGCCTTCAACGAGATGGCATTCTCAATCGAGAAAGTCACCGTTACAGCGAAATCCAGAGCACTAAAGGCAGAGTACAGTTTAGAACTAGCTCAAGACCTTAAGGCAATCCACGGATTGAACGCTGAAGCAGAATTAGCAAATATCCTTTCAACAGAGATACTTGCTGAGATCAACAGAGAAGTTATCAGAACAATCTATAAGGTTGCTGAACCTGGTGCTCAACAGAACGTTGCTACAGGTGGTACTTTTGACTTAGACGTTGACTCAAACGGAAGATGGTCAGTTGAGAAGTTCAAAGGACTTATCTATCAGATTGAAAGAGACGCAAACGCAATCGCACAAAGAACTCGTCGTGGAAAGGGTAACATGATCCTTTGCTCCGCAGACGTTGCTTCTGCTCTTACAATGGCTGGTGTACTTGATTACACTCCTGCACTTAACGCTAACCTACAAGTTGATGACACAGGCAATACATTTGCTGGTGTATTACAAGGTAAGTATAGAGTGTACATCGACCCATATTCAGCAAACGTTGGTTCTACACCATCTGGTGCTCAGTACTACGTTGTTGGATACAAAGGTACTTCTCCATATGACGCTGGATTATTCTACTGTCCTTACGTTCCTCTACAGATGGTTCGTGCGGTTGGTCAGGATACATTCCAACCAAAAATTGGTTTCAAGACCAGATATGGTATTGTTGCCAACCCATTTGCTGAAGGAACAACAGCAGCACTTGGAGCATTAAGACAGAATGCTAACAGATACTACAGAAGAGTTAAAGTTACTAACCTTATGTAATATAAATATCTCGTTCGAGATAACAGAGACTCCTTCGGGGGTCTCTTTTTTTATCTAAATAAATATAATACTAGTATAATTCAATGAAACCAACTCCAAGACAGTACAAAGAAGCGGTTGAACGCACTGAAAAAATTAAAGAATATTTAATTAAAGAGGGTTATGCTGATAATCCAGAAATGGCAGATAGTATTATAATGGGGATGAGTGAGCAATGGTACGAAACTATTCTTGAAGATTCATGAAAAATTTTAATGATTTTATTGAGCAAGCAGCTTCTAAAGTTTTAACTACAGAATCAGCAAAAAATTGCCCTAAAGGGAAATATTGGTGCTACACTGATAAAAAGTGTAAACCAATTCCTAGTGGATACTTTGTAGGTAGAAGAGGATATCTAGAACCAGAAGAGGATTCTAAAAATAAAAAGAATGGTAATGGCAACGGTAATGGAAACGGTAATGGTAACGGTGGAAATGGTAATGGTGGCAACGGTGGAAATGGTGGTGGAGGAATGGGAGAATCTTTTGTTAACCTTCCATTGAATGTTGAGATACCAAAAAATCAAACTGAATTTGATCTTGGATTAATGTTCAGAGAATCTCTAGAAGAAAACAGTGGTATGTTATTCGTATTTGAGGAAGTTAGTAAAAAACATTTTCATATGAAAAATACTGTGATACCATTAGATATTGCTTTTATCAATGAATATGGTATAATAGAAAGTATAGAAGAATTATTACCTTTAAAAGTGCTTCCTATTTCATCACCAACAGAAGTTCTATATGCGTTAGAAGTAAATCGTGGTTGGTTCAAAAAGAACAATGTAAACATAGGAGATAAAGTCCTTAACATCAATCCAAACTAAAAACATGATATCATTTCTTACAAACATGTTAGCAGTGGCAGTCATGTGGGTTCAAGTACCACAGTGGACTGATGATTGGGCAGTGTGTGCTGTTGATATTCCAGATGCTGCGTGTCATTGGTATGTTGCGAATGCCGATAATACTTTTGGTGAAGGATTTGATTGGGAGAATGCTCCTTGGTTTGATGCCAATGGATTACAAGACGTAGCACCGATGCAGAAAAGAACAGTTGTAGAAAAACTACAAAATGGAGAGTAATAAATGGCAAAGATATCAGATACACAAATAGCTAATCGTAATTTTCTTGCTCCTGTAGGATTTAAATTTTCTCTTTCAAAATTTCCAAAGGTTGATTTTTTCTGTAACTCGGCAAGAATACCTGAGATTACACTAGGAACAGCAATTCAACCAAGTTACCTAAAAGAGATTGATATACCAGGAGAAAAATTAATCTATGGAGATCTTTCAATTAGATTTCTAGTTGATGAACAATTAGAAAATTATGTTGCTGTTCATAATTGGTTAACTGGTCTTGGATTCCCAGAAACACCACAACAGTTTATTGATAAGACAACCGATAGAGATGGGTTAAGAGATTTTCAAGAACAATTCTGTGATGGAAGTCTTCACATCTTGAATAGCAACTATAATGATGTTGCTATTGTAAAATTTAAAGATATATTTCCAACATCTATTACATCATTAGATTTTGATGCGACTGAAACGGATATAAATTACTTCACAGCGGAGGCAACTTTTAAATATGTTATTTACAGCATTGTAGGAACTGACGGAAAAGCTTTATGAACCTTGAACAAATTCAGGAGATGTGGCAGAAAGATTCTGTTATTGATCCTGATAATCTACATGATGAATCATTAAAAATACCTCAACTTCACTCAAAGTATTATACGATCTATAATACAATTACTCTGTTGAGAGAGAAGGCAAGAGAATCATATAATCGCATTCGTTTAGAAAGACATAACTATTATACGGGAAAAGCACCTGCTGAAACGTATGTAGAAGAACCATTTCCATATAAAGTAAGAGAAAAAGAT